AGAGAAACGTGTAGGTGCTGGTAAGTTTGATACGTGGCAAAGATTTGAGGGTGATGATATGTACAAACTAGAAGGTGTAGTACCTGCTAGATTCAATTGTATCTCAGCGTATTCAGGGTCTGCTTTCCATAGTGCATACTATAATCCAGACGGTTATCCAGAGGATCACGTACGGTATTCCCTAGTTGGAATGCTTTCTATGAAAAAAGTTCGGAATTCCTTCCTTACGGAGTAGGGTTCCCAACACCTCAGTCATACCAGTTGCTCTTATAATTAGTTATGGTCGCCGCAAGGGACCACAAAACACAAACTCGCTTATTTAAGGAGCTAAAAAGATGACTAATCTCGCACGATTTACTGCGAATGATCTTCCACAATTGATGGAAAGGATTCATCGCAACAGTATTGGAATGGATGAGTACCTAGACTCGCTGTTCCATCTTCACGAAACTACTTCAAATTATCCACCATATAATCTAGTCCAGATAAACAACGTTGAGTCGCGTCTGGAGATCGCACTCGCTGGATTTAGTAAGAAGGAAGTCTTTGTGTACACCGAGTATGGTAAACTCTTTGTTGAAGGTCAGAAAGAAGACAAAGAGACAGAAACTAAATACCAACATAAAGGTCTAGCACAGAGATCCTTCAAGCGTGTGTGGACTCTCTCAGATGAGACCGAGGTTAGGGACGTGACCTTTAAGGATGGTCTACTAACTGTAGAGTTGGGTAAAATAGTCCCTGAACACCACGCTCGCAAAGATTATCTTTAAATAAAACGAAGAGCCCCTTGACAAATGTCAGGGGGTTCTTTTATAATGTAAAAAAGTAGTATAACTATGTCAATTCAACTGCTTCTAATGAGATCAGGCGAGGAAGTAATCGCTGACGTTTATGAGATGCGTGATGAGGAGCAGAAACCTGTTGCCTTTATCCTACGCAGTCCACAGATCGTTAGGATAATGCCTAAGCCAGATGATCCAGGTAACCCTAATGTGACCTTTGAAAACTGGGTACCATTATCTCCACAACAAAAGTTTTTAATTAAGGAAGATGCCTTCCTAACTATATGCGATCCATTGGAACCACTTGTCAAACACTTTATAGAACGTTTTGGTGAAACAGATGACGAACTTGCAGGTAATAATTCTGAAGAGCAATCAGTACCTCCTGAGCCAACTGGAGGAGAGTGACGCAGAACTGCCTGGGGAACCAGATGTCAGGTTAGTGAAACCATACCTTTTGGAGGATGGAAACTTGACAAGGTGGCTGAAGGATGTTACAATACAGGACGAGGCGTTGATCCACTCAGATCAAATCCTCACTATAGTCGAACCCACTCCTTCGCTTACTAAAGCTTATAATGAAGTTCTACAAGAACGTTGACCAAGTAGGTGATCGTATTCTTGTACGGGGTTATGATGGTGCTAAAGAGATTCGCCTCCGTGATCAATTTAGACCAACCCTTTATGTGACTAGTAAGAAGGAGTCCAAGTTTACCACTCTATATGGTGAGCCTGTTCGACCTATCCAACCTGGAAGCATCCGAGACTGTAAACAATTCTGTCTACAGTACAAGGATGTGGAAGGTTTTGAGGTGTCTGGAAATCAGGCATACCTCTATCAATGGATCAGTGACAATTTCCCTGGTGAAGTTGATTACGATCCAAGTAAGATCCGTGTGTTTACGATTGATATTGAAACTGCAGCAGAGAACGGATTCCCCGACATCGAATCTGCTGATCAGGAGATCTTACTTATCTCGGTGAAGGACAGTTTTACTGGTTTGTATCACGTATGGGGTTCACAACCATTTGATAACAAACACGCCGATGTATCGTACACACTATGTGCTGATGAGCAGGAGCTACTACGGAAGTACCTCGCTTGGTGGATCGAGAATTATCCAGATGTGATTACTGGTTGGAACGTACAACTGTTCGACGTTCCTTATATTTGTAATCGTCTGGCTCGTATCCTTGGAGACAAGGAGACGAAACTTTTTTCACCTTGGAAACTTCTCAGTTCCCGTGAAATTTATATCCAAGGACGTAAAAACATCGCATATGATGTATCGGGGATTACAGTGTTGGACTATCTTGATTTGTATAGGAAATTTACTTATACAAATCAGGAGTCCTACAGATTGGATCACATAGCACTAGTTGAGTTAGGCGAGCAAAAGCTCGACCATAGTGAGTATGACACCTTCAAGGAGTTCTATACCCAAGACTGGCAAAAATTTGTTGAGTATAATATCCACGACGTACGTCTGGTTGATAAACTCGAAGACAAGATGAAGCTTATGGACTTGGCATTCACACTAGCATATGATGCCAAGGTCAACCTTGAAGATGTCTTTTCTCAGGTAAGAATGTGGGACAGCATAATATATAATTACTTAAGGAAGAAGAACATAGTTATTCCTCCTAAGACTGAACAACAAAAAAGCGATAAGTACGCAGGAGCATATGTCAAGGAACCGAAAACAGGACGCTATGATTGGGTTGTTAATTTTGACCTCAACAGCCTGTATCCTCACCTTATTATGCAGTACAATATCTCACCAGAAACCCTCAGGGAGACTAGACATTCCAGCGCAAGCGTTGAGGGGATTCTAAATGGCACGGTGTCAATTGATGGGGATGATTGTGTTTGTGCTAATGGTGCTCAGTATCGTAAGGATGTCAGAGGTTTTCTACCAGAGTTGATGCAGAAGATCTACGATGAACGTAGCATCTATAAGCGTAATATGATTGAAGCGAAGAAGAAGTATGAGAAAGAACCTTCGCTCACATTAGAGAAACAAATCTCGAAGTTTAATAACTTCCAGATGGCACGTAAGATCCAATTGAACAGTGCTTATGGTGCTATTGGTAATGAGTATTTCAGGTATTATAAACTAGCGAATGCAGAGGCAATCACTTTATCAGGACAGGTCTCTATCAGATGGATAGAGTATAAGATGAATGATTACCTAAATAATTTACTACAAACAAAGAAAGTCGATTATGTTATCGCGTCAGATACTGACTCGATATATCTTAATCTCGGACCTCTTGTTGATAAATTTTTTAGTAATAAGATTAGCGATACGGGCAAGATTGTTTCGCTACTCGATAAGATATGTACAGAAAAGCTTGAACCGTTTATTGATACGTCCTATCAGGAGTTGGCGACGTATGTTCAGGCGTATGAGCAGAAAATGATAATGAAGCGTGAGAACATTGCTGACCGTGGTATTTGGACAGCAAAGAAACGCTACATTCTCAATGTATGGGATTCCGAGGGAGTAAGATATAAAGAGCCTAAGATGAAGATTATGGGACTGGAGACTGCGAGGTCATCTGTTCCTCAATTCTTCAGGGATCGTCTTAAGAAGGCGTTCAGACTCATAATGTCTTCTGATAATGATACAGTCATCGAGTTTATCGATAACTGTAAGAAGGAAACACGTAAGGCAGCTATCACAGACATTGCATTCCCACGTGGATGTAATGGTGTGGTCAAGTATAAGCATCCACGGGAGATTTATCAAAAGGGTACTCCCATACACGTACGTGGTGCCTTGCTGTACAACCATTACATCAGGAAGAAGAAGGTAGAGAATAAATATGCTCCTATACAGGAGGGTGAAAAGATCAAGTTCATATACTTGAAGTCTCCTAACCCTATAGGAGAGAACGTGGTGTCATTTTTCCAAGACTTACCATCCGAGTTTCAGTTGGAGAAGTACATAGATCACGATAAGCAGTTTGATAAAGCATTTTACGAACCCTTGCGTAATGTGCTAGAATGTATTGGATGGAAGCCAGAACGTTCTGGTAGCCTAATGGAGTTCTTTTAATGTCGTTTTTAAAATCAGTTATCAAGGAGATTGATAATGAGTATGCAGCAGTCGCAGACGAAGGAATTGCTGCTGGTGACAATGCTAACTGGGTTGATACTGGCAGTTATATTTTTAACGCTCTTGTATCTGGATCCGTATTTGGTGGCATTCCTTCAAACAAAGTTACAGCCCTTGCAGGAGAGTCAAGTACAGGAAAGACTTTCTTTGCCCTTAGCGTTTGTAAGCATTTTCTAGAGCAAAACCCTACTGGTAATGTCATCTACTTTGAGTCTGAATCTGCGATCTCAAAGGATATGATGGCTGACAGAGGTCTTGATGTGACACGTGTAGGTGTAGTACCTGTTGTCACAGTTCAGGAATTCCGCACACAAGCGATGAAAATCGTGAGTGAGTATGAGAAACTTAACAAAGATGATAGACCTCCTTTGTTTATGGTGCTAGATAGTCTTGGTAACTTATCAACTTCTAAAGAAATTGAAGATTCCGCAGCAGGAAAAGATACCAGAGATATGACGAGAGCACAAGTGATCAAGTCTATCTTTAGGGTCTTGACACTTAATTTTGGTCGAGCGAATATACCACTGCTAGTTACTAATCATACCTACGATGTAGTAGGTTCATACGTCCCTATGAAGGAGATGGGTGGTGGATCAGGACTTAAGTACGCTGCTTCTAACGTTATTTTCTTATCCAAGGCTAAGGAGAAAGACGGTACCGAAGTTGTTGGCAATCTCATTACTGCCACAAATCGTAAATCCCGCTTTACAAAAGAGAACAGTAAGGTTAAAGTAAGATTGTTCTTTGACGAGCGAGGACTTGACAAGTATTACGGATTACTGGAACTGGGTGAGAAGTACGGAGTTTTTACACGAAAGGCAAATCGCTTTGTGTTTGGTGGGACTTCAGTTTATCCTAGTGCCATTCTTAAAGACCCAGAAAAGTACTTCACTTCCGAAGTGATGCAAGCTTTGGATGAGTGTGCTGCCAAGGAGTTTAAGTACGGTAATGAATGAGCGAATTGAACAAACCATCCTGAGGAACCTCTTTCTGAATGAGGATTACTTCAGGAAGGTACTTCCTTTTATTAAATCAGAATACTATGAAGAACTTCAGGAAAAAATCGTTTTTGAAGAGATCGCCAAATTCGCTACTAAATATGACCGTCTCCCGACCACGGAGGTTATACTCATTGAAGTCGAGGGACGGTCGGATGTTTCTGATGAGGCTTTTGGTCAAGTCAGAGATATCTGTAACACATTCAAAGATGTAACTGAACCTACTGAAGATTGGTTATTAGATGCCACCGAGAAATGGTGTAAGGATAGAGCAATCTATCTGGCATTGATGGAGTCCATTAAGTTAGCGGACGGAAAAGATGAAAAGAAATCCAGGGATGCTATCCCAGACATTCTTAAAGAAGCCCTCTCTGTATCTTTTGACGATCATATTGGTCACGATTATCTTGTTGACTACCAACAAAGATATGATTTCTACACCACGGATGAGGAGAAAACTCCGTTCGATTTGGAATACTTTAACAGGATTACTAAAGGCGGAATTCCCAATAAGACCCTTAACGTAGCACTAGCTGGTACAGGTGTTGGTAAGTCTTTGTTTATGTGTCACGTTGCAGCATCTTGTTTGACACAAGGAAAGAATGTACTCTACATCACATTGGAGATGGCAGAGGAAAAGATTGCTGAACGTATTGATGCTAATCTTTTAAACGTAAACATCAAGGATATACCTGAACTACCACGTATGATGTTTGAGTCTAAGGTATCTGACTTAGCACGTAAGACACAGGGTAAGTTGATTGTTAAGGAGTATCCAACAGCGTCTGCTCACGCTGGACATTTCAGAGCATTACTAAATGAATTGGGTTTGAAAAAGAACTTCTCACCTGATATAATATTCATTGATTACCTGAATATCTGTGCATCTGCCAGATATAAGGGTGCTATTGTTAATTCCTATACCTATGTTAAAGCGATTGCAGAGGAGCTTCGTGGTCTTGCCGTCGAATTCGATCTCCCGATTATCTCAGCGACACAGACCACTCGTGCTGGCTTTGGTTCTACTGACGTTGATCTTACTGACACTAGTGAATCCTTCGGGTTACCTGCTACTGCTGACTTTATGTTTGCTCTTATTTCTTCTGAAGAACTTGAGGCCCAAAACCAAATACTAGTTAAGCAGTTGAAGAATCGGTATAATGATCCCACAATGCATAGAAGATTCGTTGTGGGTATTGACAGATCGAGGATGAAGCTGTATGATGTAGAACAAACTAAGGATGCTGAGGTAGAAGCAAAGGAGATGGATTTCACTCCTGACTTTGAGAAAGCATCCAAATCTAAATTTTCTGATTTTGTGGTATGACTGAACGTACTATTGTTGACGTTGACAAGTATATGGAGTTCGTTAATAAAACGACGAGTTATCCATCACAGTCTAACGCAGAGTTATGTAAGCGTATCATTGAGTTAGATAAAAAGGACATTCAGATTGCACGTCTTCTGACTGCTGCTATCGGTCTTAGTGCTGAGGGTGGTGAGTTTACAGAGATTGTTAAGAAGATGGCATTCCAAGGTAAGGAACTGACAGATGAATCCAAGTTGCATATGGTTAAAGAACTTGGAGATGTGTTCTGGTATTTCAGTCAAGCTTGTATGGCACTAGACGTTGACTTCAATACTGTTCTTACACAGAATATGGCTAAACTTCTAGCACGTTACCCAGAGGGTACCTTCGACATCTATCGTTCTGAGAATCGAAGGGAGGGAGATATTTGAAACCCACTACAGAAGAAATAAAAAATTGGGAAACTGAATACCTTGCTGAGAAGCGAGGTAAATTATCGAAAAGGCAGATAGAGATACTTGAAGGTTCTGAACTCAAATCTCACGAGGGTATGCTCTTTGGCCAAATGTACAGCGACTGGAAGAAATCGAAGGGAATCGATATCTAAATCTAAATACTAGGAGGCAGGAACTCTTAGTATGGCAGTCAAACAACCATTTGAATTCACAGGTAAGTGGCGACAGGCCATACTTGGTGTTATGGGGGTGCTTGGTGGAGAAAATTATCAGTATTATAATATCGATGTTACTAAGGTAAAAGATCCCCAAAGTAAGAGAACATCTATATTCTTTGCCATTAAAGTTTTAGTATCACGTGCAGATAGATATAGAGCAGCAGAACTTATTAGGAAAGCATTAGAAGAAAAAGATTTTATATGGTATGGTCAGTTTCCAGGTACTACTGATCATTTTGTTGTAAAGAGAGATGGAAATCAGATTGATATTGCTGTTCAAGGTGACACTGATTCAGTAAAAACTCTTCGTATTGATATAAAACCTGAGGCAGGTGGTGGTTCTGGTGGTGGTGCATTAGAGACTGCTAACAATGAATCAGCACAGTGTCTTTATGCATCTGTTGCTTTTAATGTGAAGCAAGATATTTTATCGGAAGATACGAGTACGATTACTGATGATGACTTTGCGGAAGCAGCAAAATTTATTGAGGTTGATGTTGATTGGCAGAAGTTGAAACCAGGTGAAGGAGGTCTTAGTCCTGAATGGAGAAATTCTTCTGTTCGTGGAGCAAATGAATTGTGGAATCGGTATGGTAAAACGAGCAGCATTCAGAAAGGTACTTACTGGTTCTTTAGAGGTGGTGGACCTGATGACAATCAGATTAAAAAGGCATACGGTAGGATAAGACCTGGTACTCCTTTCTCATCTGAAGATAAGTGGAACCCTGCTGACATATGGATGATTAAAAAGTCAGAACTTCAACGATTAGAAGGTGCACTAGATGATCAGGCTAGTGTGCAAGGTGTGAATGACCTTATACAGAAGGAATTTCTAGCAAAAAATATGATTGGTATATCTTTGAAGAAGATTGTGAATACCTCAGCTACTTGGTCGGTTAAGAATCTTAGTACTAAGAGACAAGCACGTCTTAAAGAGGTTGAAAGTTATGGTTTCAAGAGTTATGACCTGTACTTTGTAAATGAAAGTAAGAAGAAAGAAGATGATAAGTGGCCAATGGATAATTATATCTACTTTGGTCCTAGTGCTATGCATAAGTTTCAGGCAAGAAACTTTGGAGGTGACTCTACAGCATCTTTCCAGTTAGAATTGAAAGGTATTGCAGCAGCACAGGGTCGAATAGGTGGTGGTGTTGTAGTTAAAATTATAAAAAAATTAAAAGACTGTAAGAACTATAACCTTAAGGACTGGCCAGACTTTTTAGATGCAGATAACCAGACTATATGGGCTAAGTGTGATCGTAAAGCAACCGATAAGATGAAGATAACAGAAGAGATCGAACATCTTCTTAAGGAACACGGTCAGGATATTAAAGGTAGAAAGAATAATAAGAAGGTTGGTTTGGAAGCGTGTCCAGACAACCTAAATTCTATTGCTGATAGAAGTAGATCTTATAGGTATAGTAAGTTGATGGGTCTTAGACTCTTATCTACTCTTAAAGCACAAGAAGATGGTGGTGACAGGATTATGAGAGAGATATATCTCTATGCTGCATCCGAAAGTGATCAGTCAAGTGTCTACGCCAAGATGGAATAGATGGCAAACATAACCAAGCTAAAACACCTTGAACATTTAGAGGATGAGATGCTCAATTATGGGGTTGAGGGGTGTGTTGCTGCTGTAAATTTTTTAAATGAATTAGCAAAGATGCTAGGACAGAAGGCAGATGCTACTGGTTTCTTGCAGACTAAGTGGGATGGTGCACCATCTGTTGTATGTGGTAAGCATCCTGGCACTGGTATATTCTTTGTTGGAACAAAGTCTGTCTTTAACATCACTGAACCAAAGATGTGTTCTACAGAGAAGGCAGTAGACAAGTGGTATAGTGGTGATCTTGCAGAGAAATTAAAATATTCTCTAAGATATTTCAGTAAGCTAGGGATTGACGGGATAGTACAAGGTGATCTATTATATACTGATAGTACTAGAAAGACCGAGACTGTAGATGGAGAGAAGCTTTATACTTTCCGACCTAATACTATTACTTACGGTATTCCTCTGGATCACCCTATTGGTAAGGAGGTCGGTCAATCAAAAATCGGAGTAGTATTCCATACACACTACGTTGGTGATACTATGGATGAGTGCCAAGCAAAAGCTGGTGCTCCTATTAAGGATTTCAAAAAGGTAAACGACGTTGCTGTCATATCTAATGACACTCCTGTCAACAAAGTGACCTTAAGTGAGCCAGAAGTACGTAGTTTCCATACAATGATCAAGTCCATAGAGGTGCTCTGTGGAAAGTGTGGGGAATTCCTCGATAATATTGTGGAAAACGTCGGCACAACTGGGGAAAAGAAGTGGCACGTAGCATCATACTTAAAACCTTTCTTCAATAGTAAGATTAAGAAGGGTACACAGATAGGAAATGTTAGATCTACCTTGGATGAGTTGATTGCTTTCTACCACGAGAAGACTAAGAAAGAATTAGCGAAGATTAAGACTACAGCTACCTTAACTGCCAAGCGTCAACTGGTATTCGGTAGTGAAAAGTATCTGGATGAGAACGAAGAGAAGTTCAAATCAATGATCCAGTTGTATAAGGAGATACAACACGCCAAGCAATTCATCATAGATAAACTGGATACTCTAGAACACTGGAGAACATTTGTTCAGACAGAGAATGGATATAAGGTGACTGGTCCTGAAGGATATGTTCTACACCAGAATGGGGATATGATTAAGTTAGTTAATCGTATTGAGTTTGCCTTCAATAACTTTACACTTCAGAAGCAATGGCGATAGAAAAATTATACGATTGCTGTTACTTCACCTTTGGTAGGTTCCAACCACCTACTGTTGGTCACGAAGAGAATATTGCTGGCGTTAAAAAAGCATCTTGTATGTGTGACTGGAGGATATATGTATCCAAATCACACGATAGAAATGGCAAAAATCCACTAGATCCTGATAGTAAGACTAGGTGGATGAGGAAAATGTTTAGGAAGTATGCTAAAAATATTATAGGACCACAGAAATCTGTGATTGAATGCCTTCAGGACATACAAAAGGATGGATATGAAGATGCTGTATTGGTAGTGGGTTCTGATAGAGTTAATGCATTTCAGTGGATTCATAAATATAATGGAAAGGATTATTTCTTCCGTAAACTTGAGATAAAATCTTCTGGAAACAGAGATGCAGACGGTGATACGTTTGCTATATCTGGTACAAAAATGAGACGAGCTGCCTTTGCAGGTGACTTTGAAGCATTTCGTGCTGGTATCCCTAGAGCATTAAGCGATGGGGAATGTGACAAGTTGATGAAGGAAGTCGCAGCGAACCTACCATCGAATTTTAAATGAAAACCTTTAAAGAAGTGGCTGGGTATAAGCACGATTGCAAGACGTGCCTCTGTCCTAAATGTAAAGCCAAGAGAGCAAAGGAAAAGAAGAAGATCCTAGGAGAGATCACTGAGATTGATCCAGGATGGACTGCTGATGCTCATACACAGGAAGATGCACCTCCAGGTAGAGAAAAGCAGGTAAAATCTTTAAAGAAAAAAGTAGGTAAGGATAAAGCATACGCTTTTGCTTGGGCACAACATAATAAAAAGAGGAAAAAATGACAGGTTTATTAAAAAAAGGACTGAACACAGGACAGTGGGCTTTTAGACTCGTCTTTGCTGTGGTTGTGGTCGAGCTTGCAATTGTTGCAGGTACTGTGGTAGGATGTTTTGATACTGGATCTTGTGATGAGAATGACAGTGACAATATTAAAGAATTGATGCAAGGGCTTGCCACTAAGACATTTGCGTTGTATGCTGCAGAGAAAGGCATCAACTACAATTCTAAAAAAGAGGAGGAATGACGTTTCCAGCACCAGATAAAATTCCATATGATTCGTGGTTCAGTGATGAACCACATCCTCACGACTCTATGCCTGTAGCAACAGACAAGTCGTTTGATTGGGAGGATACAGCACCTTCTGAGTATGAACCACCTGATCCTGAAGAGGAGAATATTACGATGCACGAAAAGATGTATCGAATTGCAATGTCTAGACATAACCCCTTCTCGGTAGGAGGATCGGAGAATTGTCATTCGGATATTGAGTGTAATATTGGAGGATCCGAGAATTTACGATGACTGACCCTAAGGATTACAAGTTAGAAGAACGTCTTTGGTTTGAAATAGCAACCAGACTTACCAGACTTGGAGATGTCACAGGTGTTAAATATAAAGTAGTACCTAGAGAACCAGTTAAGCACGATGGCTGATACGTTTAGACCCTTTTTAGAAAAGTTAGGCGGTACTAATGCTGCTACTTTTGTAGGTAATAAGGGAGAATTATTTTACGATCCTAATGCAGGTAACCTGAAAGTTTCTGATGGTAGCACAGCAGGTGGTATCTCAGCAGGTGTTGGTGCTGCTAGGTTTAAAGGAACTGGTGGATTTACAAATTTCGGTACAGGTGCAGGAGAACATACTTGGACTGGTGCAGGTATTACTGTAACTTATGGTGCAGTAGCAAATTATGGTTCATTCCAGTTTACCTTTACTATGGATCACGACTATGGTGATACTGCTAGTTATCTTGTATTAGTACAGTGTCATTATCATCCTGATAGTGCGGCTGGCAGAGGAACACCACTAGTGTTTAATCTTGAAAAGGTTAATGGTACTACCTTTATTGGTACAGCACAAGATCCAGCTGCAGGTGTTAATGCAGATGATGCTAAGTTCGATCTATTCGTGTTTGATGTATAATGAAATCCTTTAAACAGTTTCGCACGAATATAAAAGAGAGGTTTGATCGTGAAGTCCAAGAGGATTTCAGACACAATCAAGTCTTTTGTGAAGGTGATTGGGTTAAGAACAAAAATAACGGCAAAGTTGGTCGTGTAATTCGTCGTGGACCTAACTATATAATAGCACTAGCAGAAAACAATAAGATCTTTAGATCGTGGGTCAAGGATCTAGAGGAGCATTCAGTACTATGAAAACATTCTATCAGCTAAGACAGGAACTAACATCTGAGGATACCTCTGAGGTAGAGATTATGCCTGAGGTGAATGCTGACAGTGATGACCCTAAAGAATTAACAAAAAAAGCAATGAAGAGATTGCTTCCTAAGAAAAAATACAAGAAGTCTCCTAAATAATTTGAGTTATTATCCTTAGTAATGTTTAAAGCATTCCTTCCGTTTGCATCTAAGATTATAAAAGATGCAGTTAAAGCAATTCCAAATGACGCAGAAATTGGTGAGAGATTGATTGAAATTTGTCTCACAGTTCTTGCTAAAGCAGTAAAGACTACCAAGACTGATGTAGATGACCAGTTGTTTGAACAGGTAGCTACCGCAATTCGTAAGCGGGAAGTAAAAGCTGATGATTTCGTGTCGTGAGCGACCTAGGACTTGATGCATCTCAGGAAACACGTATAACCGTGATGCAACTCAAGATAGAAAGATTAGAAGAGAAACAAGAAGAATTACGTGAACGTCTCAAAGTAGTTGAGAAGTGGGTAATAGGTGCAGCTGCAGTATTAGCAGCGGGTGTCACGCTCATCGGTTTCCTCACAAACATCTCTAAAGCATATCTTTAATAAATAAACACAGACCTAGTATGTTTGTGTAAGATGGCTACTGCTGTTGATGAAAATCTATGGGTACCGCAGTTTGACCCTAGAAAAGAAGGTGATATTATCACCCCTGTAACTCAAGCTGATAATTCTGTTAGGTATTTCCTAGGGAATTATGATGAAGCAGGAGAAATAGATCGTGTACGTGTCACAGAGCACGGGAAGTACAAAGTTGCTCCTGGTGTTCAGATGGTAGACGAGAATGGTGACGACATTGCTGGTAACGGTGGTGCTGTATTCCAAGTACTCCTTAATAAGAAAGGAGGGGTTGTTTCTGTTAAATGTCCTAGAGACAAAGAAGGTTCTGGATTTACCAAAGATCTTTATGCTGCACGTTTTGTAGAGAAAAATGCAGGTGATGAGATCGAAGCAGGTTCATTAGAAGTAGCAATTAAATCAGGTCAATGGTTGGATAACTACACTGCTAAAGATGTAGATGACCATAATGAAAGGATCACAGTACATCAGAATGCTGAGGTCAGGAACGCTACACCACAAACACAAGGACAAGTTATTGGTACTACTGATGCCAGTGGTCAACCAGGTGGTTACGTCCACAAAACCTAACCTATAAATACTAAAAACGGGTAATTAAAATGTCACTTTACGGAGATACTGACAGTAATGCCAACAAGACTAAGGTTGAAACTACCGTTGTAGCAGACGCTAGTGGTTCTACTGTTGTCTTCGTTGACGCAACTGAAGCAGCACTTAGTGAGAACCAAGAGCGTGGACTCACTGGTCCTGGTTGGTGGAACTATATCACCTACACAGATACCGAAGGAAATACACGTCATAAATCAGAACTTCTTGTTCCTCTAACAGATCCAGAAGCTAACGCAGATGAGACACAGGCTGATGATAGCATCGTTGCTGACGCAGCAAGTGCAATCACATTCAGTCAGGATCTAGTAGCACTAACAGGTCTTAGTGACCCCGTTACTACTAGTGCACTTACAGTTACTGCTGCATCTAGTGACTCCTCAGCACTCAGCACACAGTGGCAACGTAAGACTGCAACAGGACTTCGTTGGGTTAACATCACATCTACTCTAGATGATGGTGTATATGGTAACACTGGTTCAGCTACTGGAGTAACTTCAGGAGCAGCAACAGCACTCACAATTACCGCAGGTACTAAAGCAGCACTTGACGGATATGAGTATCGTGTTAAAATAACATCTGCTGGCGGTGCAGAAGAAGTAACATCTGCATATAAGTCAATTACATTTGCATAATATAATGGATGAAATTTGAATTCCTAAATGATGATAATTTCCTCCTGTTTGCCTCAAGACATTACGAGAATCCTCAAGGAATAACATACGATGACTTCCTTGAGGATTTGAAACGTTTTAAGTATATCAAAAGGTTACTTAAACGTTATGAGAAAACAGGTGAATTAAAAACACATCTAATCTTGAACCATATTATTGTCTTACAGAATGTATTTGGTGAAGCATCCACACCTATGCTATTTCATAAGATTGATGAGGGGTATTGGAGTATGCTCAAGTCATTCTTGAAGTATCTTAATTACTTACCTCAGGAACTTGACGATCCTTATTATGATACATATACTTTAGAAGAACTCGATCTACTATGAATGAGGACGCACCTGTAAATTCAGCTGGAGACGGCAGTCAGATTGCGCTCCCTCCTGCTCATATAATCGTTGGAAAACGAAACCGTTCTAAATATAAAAAGAACAACGGCCAAAAATATGATGGTCGTACTAAGGCTGGTCGCAAGCTAGTTTCACGTATTTTATCAGGAAGAAACAAGAAAATGTCTGAAGAACAAACACTTATCCCTGAAGCTGCCACTGAGACTGAGAGAGCTCAGAAGCAGATCCAACAGCAGAAGAAGCTGGGTCGTGCAAAAGATCTTCAGAAGAAGCGTGACGAAACAAAGAAAAAGATGCAGTCCAAGACTAAGGAAATGGATATCCTTATGAAGGCTCGTCTGTCAGATTTTAAAAAGAAAGCATCTAAGCAAGAGAAGAAACTGAAGAAAGAATCAGTTGATGTAGATGTATTGGATACAGCAATGGCATTAGTTGATAAGAAGCCAGGTGTATCTGATGAGCAAGGTTTCGCTAACATAAAACTTGGCGACAAAGAAATGAAAATGGATGACTATTCTGCCAAGCGTGTAGCAGGTGTATATAATCAGTTAGATCCTGCTAACCAGATTAAGTATCGTCAGATGCTGAACCATTCACCTGAAACATATCTAAAGGCTGTTGATTTTGCTATCAAGAACTAGCAAAACAATGGTACAATGGATGTAAATACAGCAATATTAGAACGACTGGAGAAGGTCGTAGTTAACCTTCAAGAGAATTCTAATAAGATGGGACAGTTGCTTGCTGTTCATAACGAAAAATTGGATAAACAGGATAAGATAGATGGTATTCTCTTCGAGAAGTTGGAGAGTTTGCGTCGTCTTATCGATCGTGAAACAGAACTTATAAAGAAAGGCTGTGAAAGAGACATCCGAAAAGTCGATGAGCGTCTTAGAGTTATGGAAAAGAAGATGTGGACTATTTTTGGTGCTCTTAGTATTCTATCTTTCCTCGTTAGTGCACCAGGACAGGTCTTGATGAGGAGCTTGACATCAAACGTGGCGACTGGTACAGTGGAGACCTATGAACTACCTAGATCTTCAGTACGTTTCTCAACTGTCTCCCAGGCTCCAGAACTTTAGTACAAAAAAATCAGGTCTATACAACTTTCGGTGTCCTTACTGCGGTGACTCTGCCAAGCGCAAGTCTAAAGCAAGGGGATACCTTTTTAGTACCAAGACAGGACTTGTCTTCAAGTGCCACAATTGTGGTGTCTCGAAGGCATTTTTTAATTTTTTACAGGATCAAGACAAACTTTTATGGGAACAATACAACCTGGAAAAGTTTAAGGAAAATTCTGGTGGAAGGAAACGTCAGGTGGTGACACCAAAGTTCGAGAAACCCGTATTTAAACAGAAGAAAAAAGTAAATCTTCCACGTGTTTCAGAACTAAATAGTGAACACCCTGCAAGGGAGTACTTAGAGAAGAGAGAGATACCAGACCTGTCTAAATTCTATTACGCAGACAAGTTCAAGGAGTGGACAAACACCCTGAAGCACACGTATGATAGTACTGACACCGAAGAATCTCGTATCGTTATTCCTTTGTTAGATGAGGAAGGTAATTTATTTGGTTATCAAGGACGTTCCTTGAATCCAAAAGATAAGATGCGTTACGTAACAGTAATGCTACAAGAAGATGTTCCTAAAGTTTATGGATTAAGTGATGTTGACAAAACTAAACCCGTTTATGTCGTTGAAGGACCGTTGGACGCAGCTTTCATTCCACAAGCGATTGCTATGTGTGGAGCTGACGTTCATCTCAGTCGTTGGGGGATCAGCGATCCTGTTTGGATCTATGATAATGAACCACGAAACCCCCAAATCGTCTCCAGAATGGAACGAACCATTGCTAGTAGAGATGCCATTGTCGTCTGGCCCTCAAATATCAAAGAGAAAGATGTCAATGATATGGTCTTAGCTGGACACGATGTACTTCGTGTGGTAGAATCAAGTACGTATAAAGGACTAGAAGCCCAAGTAAAACTCACCGAATGGAAAAGAGTATGACACTGACTGTTATTAAACGTAGAGGAGCACAGGAACAGTTGAATCTAGAGAAGATTCATACTATGTGTGAAGAAGCTTGTGAAGGTATTGCAGGTGTATCACCCTCTCAAATTGAAGTCAATTCAAATCTCCAATTTTATGATGGAATTCACACTGAAGACATTCAGAACATACTCGTTAGGAGTGCTGCTGATCTTATTGATTTAGATAATCCTAACTATCAGTTTGTTGCTGCGAGACTTCTGAATATATCTTTACGTAAGAAATTATTCGGTAGGAATCGTAAACCTCCACATATTAAAGATCACTTATTCAAAGGAGCAGAGAAAGGTGTTTATGATAGCAACCTCTTTCACTCCTATAATGACATTGAATGGGATCGTATCAACAATTATATAGATTATGATAGAGACGATCAGTTTACCTATGCTGGTCTCCGTCAGGTATGTGATAAGTACTTAGTTCAAGACAGAAGTACTGGTGAGATATTTGAATCGCCACAACAGATGTATATTCTGATTGCGGCTACAATATTTTCTGTATACCCATTAGAAACTAGATTAAAATACGTAAAGGATTATTATGACGCAATCTCAAGACACCAACTCAACCTCCCAACGCCCATTATGGCAGGGGTCAGGACACCTATTCGTCAATTTGCATCTTGTGTTCTGGTTGATATTGATGACACCCTCGATTCTATCTTTAGCAGCGATATGGCTGTTGGCAAATATGTCGCACAGAGGGCTGGTATCGGTCTTAACGCGGGTAGAATCAGAGGCATCAACAGCAAGATCAGAGGTGGAGAGGTTCAACACACAGGTGTGGTCCCCTTCCTCAAAAAATTTGAGAGCACTGTCAGATGTTGTACTCAAAACGGTATCAGAGGTGGATCGGCAACTGTCCATTTTCCTATCTGGCACCAAGAGATCAGAGACATCCTCGTCCTCAAAAACAACAAAGGAACAGACGA